GTTATATCTACATCAATTTCAGCAGGTGGTACTGCAGGTAGTACAAGTATTACATTAACAAACGACGGGTCAGTTAACGGGGTCATCCAAGGTATGACTGTTACTGGAACTGGTATTGCTGCAGGTACAACTGTAGGATCAGTCAATACAAACACTAGAGCAATCACATTAACTGCTGCACTCACAGGAGCAGCAGTCAACATAATCTTTGGTGAAGAGACATCTGTAAACTGGGTTAACGTTGATATACAAAGAACAAAAGTTATTAATGCGTCACTCGCAGGACAAGGTGGAACCCCAGGAACTAGACTATACTTATATGGTTACATAACAGAAGCATCACCACCAACAACACGAGTACAGGGTTTCTCAGTTGGAGCAAGACAAGATGGAACTGGTGGTAGTGCGATAGCAGATAAGATCAACTGTTTACTTGTTGCTAACGGTGCGACTGTTGCAACAACACAGTCAGCAAGTATATCACCTTATGGTCCTAGTGTATCTGGACTAGCAGCAGGTGTGACAGGATCCCCGATCCAGTATGATAGTGCAACTTATACAATCGGTGGACAAGCAGGATCAGTCGGTGGATGGTATCTATCAGTTTCTTCAACAAATAATGAAATTTATACAACTCTATCAACTAATACACAATATAATAATGTAAACTTCACACCAAGTACATTTATCAAGAGGATTCCTGATCCAAGAGACTTACAAGATAGAACCTATCGTGTAAGATATGTGATTGATAAGGATAAGTCTAATCCTCTACCTAGAGATCCTATCTCTGGTTATGTAATACAACCTCTTAATAGTGATACTACAACGTATAACTTACAAAAAGCATTCTACATCTATGATATTGAAATAGTTCAACCATTTGAAAGAGGTGTTAATGATGGAATTTATTATCTAACATTATTATGTGCATCTATTGCACCTTCAACATCTAACTTTGACAATAGGAAGTTCTCACAGAACGTTAACGAGGTTTATCCTACATTCGATAGAGATAACCCAGTTGCTGATCCTACTGCTGCAGTTTCTGTTGCTGATAATGTTACCATAGGTCTTGTCAATGCAACTGATGGTGCTACACCAACACCCGCATTAGATCCAAAAAGATCTATCACCAAAGAAGGCATTGTCTTCTTACTAACTGACACAGGTTGGACACAGCCTGGTACTACACCGAACTATGACTCAGGAAACGCACTTCTCTCGAATGTGCAACTCACTGCACGAGCAGGTGATGAGGAAACACGAAAAATTAAGATTCGAGAAAATAATGATGGAACAGTCGCACCGATCAACGTCGAGTTCAGACGTCATTCCATCCTCAGATCAGGTAATCACACATTTGAATACCTTGGTTTCGGACCTGGAAACTATAGTACAGCGTTCCCGCAAACCCAAGTTGAGACACTAACTCAAGAACAGATTAGATTCTCACAGTCCATTAAAGAAGAAGGAGGAGTTTCATTCTACTCTGGACTTAACTCTAATGGTGACCTATTCATTGGTAACCAAGTTATCAACCCTGTTACAGGTCAGATTACTAACGAAGACATCGCACAGTTAAACGTTGTTGGAGAAGAAAGCACAACTATTCAGACATTCTCTGAGTTGGTGCTGACTGACAAACTAACCGTACTTGGTGGTGCATCTAACCAGTTAGAATCTATCTTTGCAGGTCCTGTTACATTCCAAGGACAACTAACTTCTACGAATAACATACAGGCAAGAAAGATCTCTTACTATAACCAAGATGGTACAGTTATCAAACAAACTCTACTCGCACCTGCTGATGCAAGTGGACAACCAGATTTTAGTAATATCACCAACTACACTACACCTGCTGACGGTGACCTTGTTTATAATATTAACTGGTCGCCTGGGAAATCTCTTGGTTGGATATACTACGGTGCAGTGTGGAAAGAGTTTGGTCTCACAGATACTGGTGAAATCAATATTGATACTTTCTCTGGCACTCAACATATTGGTATTGGTACTGCTGCTGTATCTGGATTCAGAGTTGGACTATTAGGTAATGCTAAAGTCGATGGTGACTTAGTTGTTACTGGTAGAGGTGGTGTTGGTGCTGATAAGTATATCACTAAAACATACACAGGAGACGGTACCAATCTAACGTTTGCTGTAACTACATATAGTGGAGGCATAAAACACTCTGATGATTCACTCTTAGTATTCCTCAATGGTGTAGCACAGATTGCAGGAACTAACTACACAGTCGATTCAAACGGTGCAAACGTTTTATTCTCATCAGGAGATGCACCTTTAGCATCTGATACTGTTCACATTCTAGAACTACCTATCTAACATGGCAATTTCAAGAGTAAGTGGTAATCAGATTGCCACTTCAACACAAGCAATCATAACAACCTTAAGTTTCTTAAATACTAACTCAGTGTTTAGGTTACCTGCAGGTACAACTGCACAAAGACCAACTGGTGTATCAATCGGTACGCTACGTTTTAACTCTACTATAGATCAGGCAGAGATATACAAAGCAGATGATGGTACAGGTAGTGCAGGTTGGACACCAGTCGCAGGTGGTGGACCCGCTATTGGAACTGATAGTATCATCAGAACAAATAACAATGTTATTGCAGAAAATCTTACAGTCGGACCATCTGCTAACAATGGTGCTGAGTTTACCAACGGAATGAGTGCAGGTCCTATAACTATAAATTCTGGTTTCACCGTTACAGTGGAGTCAGGTGCTGCTTGGAGTGTTAGATGAAGGTACGAGTACAGAACATACAAGGTCTTACACCTAACTTTACAGTCACAGTAGATGAAGATAGTGACATGGCATTTAAAGGTGGAGCAGAGTTAAGAGTTACAAATCAAAGTGCTTTACCATTACCATATGGTACTACTAACGCATTTGCTGCTAGACAAATAACTCATTCACCAAGAAGAGGATATCAAACAGGAGAAGTGAGATATAACCTAACAACACAAAGATTAGAAGTATTTAATAACGGTGTCTGGGCAGGCTAAACTGATTGTTGAGGATGGTGATGTACCTGACTTGACATTATATCAAAATAGGATTAAAATATGTAATGAGTGTGAGTACAAATCTCCTATTGGGATCTGTACTAAATGTAACTGTGTACTTGCAGTTAAGGCACGCTTCCCAATATTCCACTGCCCGATAAACAAATGGTAATGAGTCCTTTTGCGAACCAACCAGAACCTATAATCACAAAATCCATACATCATGATAACTTTATATCTGAGTTTGAGACTAACTTAGATTGCACAGAAGTTATTAAGTATTATCATTACATTGCAGATAATGGTTTGACTATCAAAAGATACACCGAGAAAGGTGCTGCTGATACTCAAGTCTTTATGCATGAGTTACCAGTAGAATATTTTCATGATAATCTTGGTCGTCCAGTATTTCGACGTTGGAACTATCTTACAGAACAAGCATTAAGAGAATATGTTTATAAGTATGATATTTTGATGGGTCGTAGGTTTCAACATACCATGGCAAAGATCCAAAAAACACAGCCAGGACAGGGATATCACGCATGGCATTATGAAGCAACACCTGCAGCACCATATCGTAAGTTAGCAACAATGATCTATTTGAATGATAACTTTGAGGGTGGTGAAACAGAATTTTTATATCAGCATTGTAGAATAAAACCAAAGGCAGGTAAGTTCGTAATATTTCCATGTGATTGGTCATGGGCACACAGAGGTAATCCCCCCCTAAATAATGATAAGTATATTGTTACTGCATGGGTAGAAGAGTATCCAACCCCAGGGCAATAAATAGAAATACTATAACCTGTTCAAATGAGCAAACTTACTGTAGGTAGTATCGGTGGTATACCTGCATCACTTAATCAATCTTCAATACCTACAGGACATACGTTACAAATAAACGGTAGTGTATATCATGATGGAACTGGTGCTTTGCGTCTTCCTACAGGAACAACTAGTCAAAGACCCTCATCACCAGTTCCAGGGTATATAAGATGGAATACATCATTAAACGCAGTAGAAGTATTTAATGGTAGCACATGGATACAATACTATGGAGAGAATGGTACATCTAACGCACCATTCACATCAATGGCAAACTTATCAAGTGCTGACCCTGGATCTGGATATTGGTATATAAAATTTGATGGAACTAATATAGAAGAAGTATACGCATACAAAGATACCAATGGTAAGTATTGGGTCATGGTTGCATCTATTACAGATAATACTTCACATGGCAGTTACACAGGTGGTTCAGATACATGGTATGGTAACTGGACAACTTCATCAACTACTGGTAATGCAAGAGCAGCAATGGCAAATGACTTTAAGTCAAACCATTACAGAGGGTGGACAGCAAATGATGTATTGATTATGCAAGGGTTTGCTACATCTGGTACACCTTATGATACATCTACTGATGTTGGATACATCACTGGATGTTTCACTAATAGGGGTGGAAATATGCATGCCATGTTTAACTCATATATCTCTCTTTCTAACCATAGTAATATTGGTGGTACAATAATCCCAGGAATGCAGTTCTTTAAAGGATCTGCAGCAGCATCAGATAATAGATACAGAGGTAGTAGTGCAGGTGAACTACAACCTGTAAATTCTTGGCATCTATCACCCGCAAACTGTGAAAACTATACTTTTAGTATGATTAATGCACTTGGTTGTTCATCTACAGGGTGTAACGTTGAACACCATGCATGGGTAGGACAGACAGGTAACAACTATTCAAACCAAAACTTCCCAGAACCTAACTGGTCTGGTAGTTGGGGAATAAATAATCCTGGCTCTGAAAACCATATGTACTGGTTATTCTTTTACGCATAAGACATGAGTACTCTAAACGTTAACGAACTACACGCATCCTCGATGAATAACTTCGAGATCAACTTTGACGATGGAGAGTCAATGGTGGTAAATGGTGGTTGTAATATACATCCTTTATCTCATTTTAAGTTACCTGCAGGGACTTCAGCACAAAGACCCTCGTCCCCTGCTGTAGGTATGATAAGGTTTAATACAGAACTGTTGCAAGTAGAAGTTTGGAGTGGTAGTTCATGGTTGCAAGTAATCAAAGCATCGTCAGGTGGTAATAATGGTGGTACACCTGCTACAGCAGCATCAAATGTTCAAGAACTCATGGATGCAGGTGTTGCTGCAGATGGTAACTACTATATGAATATAGATGGTACAACTCGTAGATACTTTGTACCTATCAATAGTCATCCATATTATATTCTAATCGGTAACTGGGGTGGCGGTGGTGCTGCATTTTTTAGTAATGCATCATCATTATCAGCACAAAACTTAAACGATACAGGAGATACTACACCTGTAGGTAACTTTGCATATAACTCAACATGGGGTTACTATAGAAACGTATCTGGATCTGACTTTAGATATGCAACTTTTAGTAATAGAGGTATTACATATCGATATGTAAAAGTGAGAATGCATCTATATAACTATTACTCTAATGATGGTCAGAACGGTAGAAACTTCCTAAATATTTCATCAGGAGTTGGTGATGGTCTAACTATCATGCGTAACTCATCTGGTGCAGGGGATGGACAACATATCTTTACCTACTACACTGCTATCTCTAACAATGATAGTAACTCTTGCCCTTCAGTAGCAGGATCACAACCTACACACGTTGCAGGTGGTAACAACCCAGGTGGTTTCATGGGTAATAGGTACACATGTTTCTCTAGATCTGGAAGCAGTTATACCTCAGAATATGTAAGAAACTTTACTGTAGAGCCAGGAGATAACTCTGGGGGTACAGGTCCAAACGTATTTAATGGAGATGCATGGTACACTCTTGATTTAGGATCAACGTTTAGTGATGACATGCATATCGTTATACACTCAGATCAAGACACTGGAAACGAAGATACATACCTTAAAAGAGGTTGTGTACTTGTTCGACCTGCATAAATAACAAGGAAGGAGTAAAAATCACGAATGTCACAATTAAATGTTGATAAAGTTGTATCCCTAACAGGTGGAGGTGGAACCGCAGAGTTTCAACTGGAAGCATCTGGCAACTTTAATTTTGATTCTGGAACTCTTTATGTTGATTCTACTAACAATAGAATCGGTGTTAATGATGCATCCCCTAGTTATACGTTAGACATAACAGGAACTGATGCTATGAAAGTACCTGTAGGTACAACAGCACAGAGACCAGGGTCAGTAGTAGAAGGATTATTCAGATATAATAGTACAGATAGAACTTTTGAAGGTTACTCATATGATCAAGACGCAGGACAGGTGCAGTGGGGTCCGATTGCAGGAGCAGGAAGTTCATTACCAGATCAATCTACAAACAGATATTCAGAAGCATATACAGTTGGAGCATTATTAAGATCAGACGGAACTAACGCATATTGGTCATTCGATGGAGAGAACGATACAGGATGGTCAACAGCAAGAATTTGGACACACGGATATGTTGGAGGAGGATATCAAAACGGTTCACCTTGGAATAATGTTAACAGAACTGTTCATGCTACAGACACATCAACAAACTTAGGAGATATTTTAGATAGATCAGGTGCGTATATGTCAGGATCATGGACTGATACTAAGCACTTCTTTCACTCTATGGAGAACACATATAGGGGTTCTTCAAACTATACTAATGCAATGTCAATGTCAACTGAATCTGGTTTAACACACCAGTCACAGTGGGATATGACAGTGAACAGAGACTCAATGGGATCTCACCAAGATCATGAGTTTGCAGGTGGATACTCTTACCTATATGGTGGTAACAACAGTAGGACAGACGTATTTAACTTGAAGACTGAAACTATGAGAACATCTGGTTTCCCACCAAACTTTGATGACTCAGGTGCTGACCCTACATGGGGTGGACATGGAAGACTTTATGGTTGGGTCAAGAGATCTGGAACTAGAAGAGGTCAGTTCTTCAAGACAGAATCATGGGTATCATGGGAACATGGGCCAGGTGGTGATGGTTGGAAGAAGATTCTTCCTAGTATGTTAGGACATATGTACGTTGGTACAGGTAATAACAACCAGAACGGTAACCAGAAGTGTA